CCACGGTACTTTATCTGGGCATAGGGAACTGCACCGTATTGCAAAAGCAAATGGAATTAAGCCAATACTTGGTGTAGAAGGCTATATGACGACAAGTATGGCAGATAAGAGAGCAAAGGCAGATCGTCTTGATCCTCTTGACCAAAACTATCATCATATAGTCCTTCTCGCTAAGAACCAACAAGGCTTAGAAAATCTTAATAAGATTAATGAACTTGCTTGGACAGATGGTTTCTTTAGCAAGCCAAGATTTGATTTTGAAACATTGGCAAAGTATAAGGAAGGAATCATTGTTACATCTGCATGCCTTAGTGGATGGATAGCAAAGGCTGTTGAGCTAGGTGAACTTGCAACAGCAAAGAAACACATACAGTGGTTTAAAAAAGAATTTGGTGACGATTACTATATTGAGGTAATGCCACATAATCCACCAGAAGTTAATAAAGGAATTATTGAGCTTGCTGATGCAGCAAAGGTTAAGATTGTTGTAACACCAGACTGTCATCACTCTGACACAAGTCAAAAAGAAGTTCAGGAACTGATGCTTCTTCTTAATACTCATGCTAAGTTACAGAAAGATGTTACATACGAAAAGTCAAAGAAGCATGAATCCTTTATGGATCGCCTTGATTATTTGTATGGTGCAGATCGTATGATGAGTTTTAATAAGTTTGATATACATCTTCTTTCATATGATGAAATGAAGGATGCAATGTTAAAGCAAGGCATTGATCGTGAAGACATGTTTGCATCAACAAATGAAATTGCTGATAAAGTAGAGGGCTATGATATTAAAGAACATCTAGACCTTCTTCCAGTTCAGTACAAGAAGCCTATGGATGAGCTTAAGAAGCTTGCACTTGAAGGTCTTAAGGAAAGAAAGTTAGACAAGAGTGAAGAATATCTTGCACGTCTTGATGAAGAGTTAAAAATTATTGGTGAGAAAAACTTTGGTCCATACTTTCTAGTTGTTCGTAACATGCTTAACTGGGCAAAGAGCGAAGGCATCATGGTGGGCCCAGGTCGTGGCTCTGCTGCAGGTTCTTTGTTGTGTTACGCACTTGGCATTACAGACATTGATCCGATTAAGCATGGCTTATTGTTCTTCCGTTTTATCAATCCAGACCGTAACGACTTCCCTGATATTGATTCAGATATTCAAGATACTCGTCGTGATGAGGTAAAGGACTACCTAGTTCGTCAGTACCGTCACGTTGCATCTATTGCTACCTTCTTACAGTTTAAAGATAAGGGTGTTGTGCGGGATGTTGCACGGTGCTTAAACATTCCTTTACCAGATGTTAATAAGGTACTTAAGGTTGTTGATACATGGGATGACTTCTGTACTTCAAAAAATACTTATTGGTTTAGAGAAAAGTATCCAGAGGTAGAGCGCTATGGAGACCAACTTCGTGGAAGAATTCGTGGTACTGGAATTCACGCAGCAGGAGTTGTAACAAGCAAAGACCCAATCTTTAGATATGCACCATTAGAAACACGATCAGTTACTGGACAAGATGAACGGATTCCAGTAGTAGCGGTAGACATGGGCGAAGCAGAAAACATTGGTCTGATTAAAATTGATGCACTTGGACTAAAGACTTTAAGCGTTCTCAAGGATTGCATTGATATTATTAAGGAACGTGAAGGCACAAAGATTGATCTATTAAAGATTGATATGGACGATGCAAACGTATATACAATGCTATCTGATGGATACACAAAGGGTGTGTTTCAATGTGAAGCAGCACCATATACAAATCTTCTAGTTAAGATGCGTGTTAAGAATCTAGCTGAGCTTGCAGCATCAAATGCCCTTGTTCGTCCTGGTGCTATGAATACTATTGGTAAATCCTATATTGCTCGTAAGCATGGTCGTGAGAACATTGACTACAAGCACCAAGTTATGAAATCATTTACGGAGGAAACATATGGCTGTATTCTTTACCAGGAACAAGTTATGCAAGCATGCGTACAGCTTGGCGGTATGTCCATGTCGGAAGCAGATAAAGTTAGAAAGATCATTGGAAAGAAAAAGGATGCTAAAGAGTTTGATGTCTTCAAGGATCAGTTTGTTAAGGGCGCTTCGCAATATCTTTCGCCAAATGATGCGCTAGACCTATGGCATGACTTTGAGGCTCACGCAGGGTACTCATTCAATAAGTCTCACGCAGTAGCATATTCAACACTCTCATACTGGACAGCATGGTTAAAATATTACTATCCTCTTGAGTTTATGTTTGCATTGCTAAAGAATGAGAAGGACAAGAGCGGAAGAACAGAATATCTTATTGAGGCAAAGCGCATGGGAATCTCTGTTAAGCTTCCTCATATTAATGATTCAGATATTGACTTTAAGATTGAGGGCAAAGGTATCAGGTTTGGTCTTACTGGCATTAAGTACATATCTGATAAGATAGCCGAAAGGTATATTGCAAGTCGTCCATTTGCTTCATACAAAGAGGTAGAAGAATTTACTTTTACAAAAGGTAATGGAGTAAATAGTCGTGCTTTACAAGCAATGAAATGTGTAGGCGCACTTACATTCCCAGACAATCCAATAAATATGGAAGAAGTTAAAGAGAACTTGTATGAGTACCTAAATCTTCCTGAGTTTAACACATCTATTCCACAGCATTACTATGCTTACATTAATGATGTTGAAGAATATGAGGAAACTGGATCGTTTGTATTATTGGGTATGGTAAAATCAATTAAGCGAGGAACAGGGTGGTCAAGAGTTGAAGTTTTGGACAAGACTGGCAGTGTTGGTATATTTGATGAAGAGTCTACGTCTATTGAGACTGGTCGTACTTATCTTATTCTTGCAAGTGACAATAGGATTGTATCTTCAGTACCTGCTGACGAGATAAAAGGATCTAAGAGTTCCTTGGTAAAGTTTTTAAACTATAAGATGCTTCCGTATAAAGATGGTGAGCACTTTGTAGTTTCATTTAAGCCAAGAGTAACTAAAGCTGGAAAGAAGATGGCATCTTTAGTAGTGGCAGATGCAGGAAGAGAGATGCACTCAATCGTTGTGTTTCCAATGCAGTTTGCAAAAGCGTACATGAAGATTGAAGAAGGAAATGTATATAGGTTTGATTTTGGAAAAACAAAGGATGGAACAATTACAATGAATGAGGTAGAAAATGTTTGATAATCTAGCAGAACAAATTCATGCAAATGCAGTAGCAAAAGGATTTTGGGATCGCCCAGCAGATGAAATCTTTGTAACAAAACAAATGATGATGATAGTCTCTGAGGTTGTTGAGGCAATGGAAGCATTGAGAAAAGAAATGGACCCAGACCAAATGTCAGATGAGTTTGCAGATATTATCATTCGTACCTTAGACTTGTATGCAGGTATGGTAAAGGCAGGGTATATGACAAAATCTTTAGACTCTGCAATCAAACAAAAGATGGATAAGAACTCTGATAGACCAAAGAAGCATGGGGTAAGATTCTAATGATGACAGTAGAAGAAGTGTTAGCTCAGCTTAGTCCAAAGCTAAGAAAGACAGTCATGGCTGGAGATACAATTCCAGCAACACAGTATGCAGAAACACCTAGCTTTGGTTTAAACCGTGCACTCAATGGTGGACTACCATATGGTCGTCAGGTATTGGTATGGGGTTCAAAGTCTTCTGCAAAGTCCTCTCTATGCCTTCAAATGATAGGTCTAGCACAGAAGGAAGGAAAGATCTGTGCATGGATTGATGCTGAGATGTCATATGATAAGAAGTGGGCAGAAAGTCTTGGTGTTGACTCATCAAAGCTTATTGTTTCACAGTGCCGTACGATTAATGAGATGGTTGATGTTGGAACTAACCTAATGAACGCTGGAGTTGATATAATAGTTATTGACTCTATTACATCATTGCTACCAGCAATTTATTTTGAAAAGGATTCAGATGAACTTAAGCAACTTGAAAATACAAAGCAGATTGGCGCAGAGTCAAGAGATTTTAGCAACGCTTGGAAAATGCTTAACTACGCTAATAATAAGATTAAGCCAACTATGTTGGTACTTATTAGCCAGTCTCGTAATAATATTAGTGCTATGTATACTAGCCAGCAGCCTACTGGTGGCCAAGCTACTAAGTTTTATTCTTCAACAGTCATTAAACTTTTTTCATCAGAATCAGACAATCAAGCAATTAAAGGCAAGATTCATGTTGGAGATAAGCTCATTGAAGAAAAGATTGGTCGCAAGATTCGTTGGGAACTCCAATTTTCTAAGACTTCTCCTGGCTTTCAGTCTGGCGAGTATGACTTTTATTTCAGGGGAGATAATGTTGGTATTGATAGCATTGGTGATCTTGTTGATACGGCTGAAATGATGGGTATTGTAGAGCGCACAGGTGCTTGGTATGTATTACCAGATGGCAGTAAGGTACAGGGTAGAGAAGGATTTGTAAATAGAGTTCGTGAAGATCTAGACCTACAAGATTCTATCAAGAATAAGATATTAGATGTCTGAAAAATTTAAGATATTCTCAGGTAAGTTTCCTTGTAAGACATGTGGAGAAGAAGTTTTATCTTTAAGATTGTGGAAAGAAAGTGCAGACTTAACTTGGATGTGTTCTAACAAACATATATCAAAAGTACCTATTATTATGACAAGGAAAGATTTTGAGCGAAAGAGCGGAAAGTAAAAGAATTGGTGCTAAGCAGCACAAAAATTCTGGACGTAATACACATAAAGGAGATGCTACTTGGAAAAACTTTACTGTAGATTTTAAAGAATGCTCTAAGTCATTTACATTAAATAAAGATGTGTGGGCTAAGGCTGTTACAGATGCCATTAGAAATGGCAATGATCCAGCAATACTTGTTGTTCTTGGAGATGGTAATTCAAAAGTACGATTAATGATAACTGAGTTTGAAATAATGGAACAAATAATAGGAGAAGAAAATGAGTGAACAAACAACAATAGAAATGGTAAACGGACTATCTGAAATAGCTGAGTATATGCAGGATGAAGAGCTTACACAGGCTTTAACATTTATTGCTAAGATCATTATTAAGCCAGATATTCCTCTAAATGTAGCAACGGTAGAAATAGTCAGACTACAGGCTATAGCAGCAAAGATGGCTTTCAAGGCTACCTGGATGGCTAATGTAGACAAAAATGACAGGGCAAAGAAGAATATTTATTATACAGCAGCAGAATCAATCAATAACTTAGTCTCAGCACTCAAATATATCATGCGCTAACCTGGTATACTTATATAAACAAAGGAATACAATGACAAAAAATTTACTAAAGCAGATCATGATTAAAGAGGTTGAGACACCAGCACAAATTGATGCACAAGAGCTTGTAAAGGCTATTGAGGCTGGATATCTAGTTGGGCGTGAGCCTAAGCATACACAGAAGAAAACTTTTGGTCCTTCTACTATTGCTTATGGTCATGGAGAATGTCCTAGATATTGGTACCTTGCATTTGAAGGAGCAATATTTGAGGATAACTCTGATCCATATGCAGTAGCTAATATGACTAATGGAACTCTTGCTCATGGAAGAATTGAGACAGCGTTTAAGAACTCTGGTATTTCAATTGATTCAGAGTTTAAGATTTTCAATGACGATCCTCCAATTTTTGGTTATGTAGATAACTTTATTAATTGGAAGGGCGAAGAGGTTGTTGTTGAGGTTAAGACAACTAATAATGAAGTGTTTGAGTATCGTAAGCGTACAGGTAAGCCAAAGATGGGTCACGTCGTGCAGATACTTATTTATATGAAGATTCTTAAGAAGGCAAAGGGTGTTCTTATTTATGAAAATAAAAATAACCATGAACTTCTTGTAATTCCAGTTGAGGTAAATGATCATTACCGAAAGTGGATTGACGAAGCATTTGAATGGATGAGAGTAGTCCGTAAGTCTTGGGAAGTTAAAGAACTTCCAACCAAGAATTACAGATCAAACTCCAAGGTTTGCAAGAACTGTCCAATCAAAAAAGCATGTGATGAAGCAGGAGCAGGCGTAGTTAAGATAGCCTCTCTGGAGGAATTGAGTGAAACTTTGTAGCAGATGTGACAATAGGTTTGATCCCAAGGTCAGTTATCAAATATACTGCAGCCTTGAGTGCAGAGACCTTGCTACAAAAGATAAGATTAAGGAAAGATATCAAGTAACTCGTAGACAAAAAAGGAAGGGGAAGGATCGTAGATGTTTGGGCGGATGCGATACTTCTCTTTCTATTTACAACGACTCTGGTTTTTGTGCTAACTGTAATGTAAGCAAAAAAGCAGTTGATAAAATGTTAAAAGAGATTAAGGGATTTATTGAGTATGAACAAGACTAAGTGGGGTTTTCCAATTATGCCTAAAAGAATTTGTGCTATTGATGCTAGCACTAATAGTCTTGCATTTTCAGTTTTTGATACATTTACAAAAAGCATAGTAACAGTGGGCAAAATTAATTTTGAAGGTAAAGATACCTATGAAAAGGTCATGGATGCAGGAAAAAAAGTAAAAGCTTTTTTTGATATATACGGTGGCTTTGAAGCAATCATTATTGAGCACACAGTATTTATGAATAGCCCTAAGACTGCTGCAGACCTTGCCTTGGTTCAAGGAGCTATTCTTGGATCAGCAGGACAAACTGGAACACAAATCATAGGTAAGGTTTCCCCAATTACATGGCAAAACTTTATTGGTAACAAAAAGATATCAAAAGAAGAGCAACTTGTGATTAGGTCTACGAACCCTGGAAAGTCTGTTTCTTGGTACAAGTCTTACGAAAGAAACCTAAGAAAAGAAAGAACCATAAGATTTATTAATACTATTTACGATAGAACTATTAGTGATAACGATGTGGCAGATGCTTGCGGTATTGGTCATTGGGCTCTATCTAACTGGAGTAAAGCAATAGGAGTTGACAAATAATACTATGGCTGGTAAACTATATACATCAGAAGTATGGCTAAAAAAAAGATTTCTTATTGATAAGAAGTCGCCAGAAGAGATTGCAAAAGAGTGTGGGGCAAGCGTAGAAACTATCTATGTTTACCTTGCTAAATTCGGATTAAGAAAGAGTAGACGATGAATAAATTACAAAGAGTTCTTATTGGTCTAGGTGTTACGGGTGCAGTGGGTCTAACCTATGTTGTTACAGCACTCAAGGGTATGCCAGAAGCATTTGATTGGGAAGATGACGAAGAGGAAAATAATGAGTGATAATTTAAATATCACGGTAGATCAAGTCAATCACCCACGTCATTATACAACAGACCCATCTGGTGTTGAGTGCATAGAGATTACACGTCATCGTAACTTTAACATTGGTAATGCCTTTAAGTATTTGTGGCGTGCAGGGCTTAAAGATGAATCAAAAACTATTCAGGACCTTGAGAAAGCAATATTCTATATCAAAGATGAAATCAATAGACTAGAGGGAAAGTATGTCAAGTGAAGAAGAGCTCGTAAAACACCTTGATGTAATGAATGATGTTGTTAGCGAATATCTAAAAGGTAGTGACCCAACGACAATCTCTAAAGAGTTAGCAATACCTAGAACACGTGTGGTTGCATACATTGATGAATGGAAAGAAAAAACATCAAATAACACTGCAATTCGTGCTCGTGCAAAAGATGCTCTCGCTGGCGCTGATGCACACTATAGCAAGCTAATATTAAAATCTTATGAAGTTATTGATGAAGCATCCATGACAAATAATCTTAGTGCAAAAACTGCTGCTATTAAATTAGTGATGGACATTGAGTCTAAACGTATTGATATGTTGCAGAAAGCTGGATTACTTGAGAACAAAGAGCTTGCTGAAGAAATGGTTGAGATTGAGAGAAGACAAGAAGTTCTTGTTGGAATTCTTCGTGATATTGCTTCTACTAATCCAGAAGTGAGAGATATTATTATGCAACGGCTATCTGCTATTGCAAAAGAAGGAGAAGTGATTACTGTTGTCCACGATGTTCAATGATTTCTTTGAGGTACTAAAAGAAAATCATTTTGTTGAGAAGCCTGTTGACGCAAAAACATTTGTTGAGTCACCAGACTATCTTGGGCAACCTCCACTATCTGATATACAGTATGACATAGTTGAAGCCATGAGTCAGATATACCGCAAAGAAGACGTTGTAGATATTCGTGGTGACGATGGTGAAGAATACTTTAAGAAATACACCAAGAATGAGATTATCCTGCAACTTGGCAAGGGATCTGGAAAAGACTTCGTATCTACAGTAGCATGTGCATATGTGGTGTATAAGATGCTATGTTTGAAAGATCCAGCAGTTTACTACGGTAAGCCTGCTGGAGATGCTATTGATATCATTAACGTTGCTATTAACGCTCAACAGGCTAAAAACGTTTTCTTTAAAGGCTTTAAATCAAAGATTGAACGATCACCATGGTTTGCAGGAAAGTATAATCCAAAAGCAGACTCAATTGAGTTTGATAAATCAATCACAGTTTACTCTGGTCACTCAGAGCGTGAATCACATGAGGGTTTGAACTTGTTTATGGCTGTACTTGATGAAATTTCTGGTTTTGCATCAGAGGTAGCAACAGGAAATGAACAAGGAAAAACTGCTGACAATATCTATAAAGCTTTCCGTGGAACTGTAGACTCTCGTTTCCCTGATCTTGGTAAGGTTGTTTTGCTTTCATTCCCAAGATATCCAGGAGACTTTATTTCTCAACGGTATGATGCAGTTATTGCTGATAAGGAAGTAGTAGAAAAAACACACAGATTCATAATAAATGAAGACCTGCCACACGATAACCCTGATAACTATTTTGAGATATCTTGGGATGAAGATCATATTTTGTCTTATAAGATTCCAAAAGTATTAGCATTAAAGCGTCCAACATGGGATGTAAACCCAACAAGACAGATTGATGACTTTAAGATTGCTTTTCTAACAGACCTAGGAGATGCAATGATGCGTTTCTTATGCACACCAACCTATGCATCTGATGCATTTTTTAAGCAAAAGGATAAGCTTATTAACTGTATGACCTTAACAAATCCTGTTGATAGTTTTAGAAGGTTTGCAGAAAACTTTAAGCCAGATCCAGATAAACAATACTATATACATGCTGACCTTGCACAAAAACACGATAAGTGTGCTGTTGCTATTGCTCACGTTGACAAGTGGGTAAACATTCAGGTAATTAAAGATTATGAACAGGTAGCACCAATAGTTGTAGTAGATGCAGTAGCATGGTGGGAGCCAAAAGCAGAAGGACCTGTAAATCTATCTGAGGTAAAGCAGTGGATTATTAATCTAAGAAGACAAGGTTTTAATATTGGAATTGTCTCATTTGACCGTTGGCAGTCATATGATATCCA